GTCCGGTGTAAACTATTTAACCACCATATAGGCGAGGCCCTAGCGGGTTAGGTGTGAAAACCTAAGCTTAGCATAAAGGCCAATGCCATATGGGAGTGGTCAAATTCATCCACTTACACCAGTGGTGGTTACAGGAAATAGGCTTACATTAACGCTTTCGTCCAGACGAGCACTTGCTATATCAGCAAGCATCACGTCGAATTTGAATAACTTGATATGACCCTGGATTAGATCCATGGGGATCATTAATTCCTCAGGCCCTTTAACATTTTTGGGTAAGGAATAACGACCATTATCAATGTCTAGGATCACTGATTCTAGATTAATAATGTTATTCATTAAGCGATACAAGTTTAAAACTGATGCAGTTCTATTCTTGTCGAACAGCGGGCCAGTTCTCAACGTTTTATAACCTTGCGAATTGTCTTGTAATAGGTCCTGGGTACGTAGTAGAAAATCTATGAACTCAGGATTCGCAACGAAAGTACCGTCGTCTGCTCTAGCAAGGGGCGGAAGCACAGTTTGCTTGCCTGTCATGTATTTGATTAGGCCAGCTTTGTGTTTCTGATCCAAAGAACGTAAGATTGGCATTGCCTTTCTTAACGTTACAGTCTCTCGAAAGGTATGGCCAGCATCAAGTGTTCTTTTAAAGAACTGTTTGGTACTGGATCCTACCGAGATACTCTTGCTAGTGGCGAGAAACTCATGCAGAAGCTCCCAATTGTTGGAGTTCGTCGTTCTAGACTTTTCATCTAGCTCAGCATCTATATTTACATGCTGCAGACAAAGTTCTGCTAAGGTAACCAATATCAGGTTTTCCAGTAAAAGTAGAATTTCATTTTTGCTGGGATTCCAATCAAACTCATCGGCAGTTAATACTGTCGATTCGGGTCTGATGATATCGAGTACCCTAATGATTTTCATTAGTGTACGTTGGCGGGCTGCATGTTTGACAGAATCGAAATTCGTTTCTGTCTGCTTAACATCCGTCTTCATTGCCAGAAGTTCTGACAATGTGACTGGATCATTCAATCTCTCTTTCATATGATCAAAGAGAGTTGAAGCGTAATAGTCGTTTCTAAGAAACTTAGAAACCAGACTTGCCGAAATTACGGAATAGTCAATACCATTCCAAGAATTTCGAGATACGAATTCCATAAAAGAGCCATAAGTCGTGTAATATTTCGACTTTTGGAGATTGATTGGCACCCCTATCCGCTCATATTCGGATGCGAATTTCATATCCGGATCCTGAAGGACTAGGTCGTCACCTACTTTCATAAAGTAGGGGGCTTTCATATTAGGGTATTTATAAGAATAAATAAACTCCACAAATATGAGATCAGTAAGTTGCGCAATTGCGAAACTTCCTTTTGTACCCATACCTTGACCCTTGCCATAAAATACTGGCCGGGGCATATGCGGTATATGCCAAGGGCAAGAGACTACCAAC